TTATAAGGAAAGCGGGGATTTTGATAAAGTCCTTCATATCTTACACCAACCAACAGATTCAATGTCTGACCCTTGGTATATTGGATATGGAATGGATGACGAAAAAGGACACAATAGGAATTTAGGAACAATTTATACAGTATAAATGGAAAATAAACGAAGAAAACAACACACTGATATTGAGTGTGTACCTCATGGGTATGCTAACGGAGCAGCTCTTAATCGACCTTTAACTGAAGAGGAAAAAGGTGAAATGATTGATGCTGCTGAATTTGCTTATGGGCAATTTTTAGATGCCTTATTATGTGATTGGAGGAACGACCCCAATTCAATGGAAACACCACGTCGAGTGGCTAAAGCTTATGTAAATGATTTATGGGCAGGAAGATATAACGGGTTTACGGACATTACTTCGTTCCCTAGTGACGGGTACGATGGGGTTATTATTGAGCGTAACATTCCTCTTACTAGTATGTGCTCTCATCATCACCAAACTATTAGGGGCGTCGTTCATATTGGATATATTGCAGGAGAAGATGGACGAGTCATTGGCCTATCTAAACTTAACAGAATTGTCGAACACTTTGGACGCCGAGGAGCTATCCAAGAACAATTAACATCAGCAATTCATCAAGCAGTAGATAAAGTATGTGAAGGTAATTTAGGAGTTATTGTTACTATAGTAGCTACACATAATTGCGTAAGCTGTAGGGGCATTAGACACTCAGGGGCTGCAATGGTCACTACTAAAGCTGCAGGTGCTTTTAGAGATGATACAAACAATGCCCGTAAAGAATTTTTTGACAGTCTGAAGATTAATAACGGAGGACATAATATTTAATAGTTATGAGTACACAATTAGAGTTATTTAATAGCGTCCCATTCGTAGACGAAGTTGAAGAGTTTAACGATTTAATGAATAAACCTAACAACTATGAACCAACGATACCCGAAAAAAAAGAATGGGAGTTTGTATACAACTTCGTATTGGAAGAACTTGAGGAATATAGAGAAGCATGTGAACGAGGTGACATCGTTGAAGTTTTGGATGCTTTGTGTGATATTGCTTACGTTTCCCTTGGGAACGGTACTATGTTACACGGCCTTAAAGATAAAATTTGGCCTGCCTATCAAGAAGTACAAGCATCGAACCTTAGTAAAGCTTGCTCAACTGAAGAAGAAGCCAAAGCAACTGTCGAACAACGCTCCAAGGAACAAGGTACGGCCTGTCACTATGAAAAAGTTGGTGATAAGTACATTGTTTACAGATCACATGACAGGAAAGTAATGAAAAATATTAATTATTTCCGCCCCAACCTTAAACAATTTTTTACTGAAAACGAATTAAAAAATGTCTGACGGTTTAACAGAAGCCCTTAGAGGTACATATTTTAAAAATCAAAAAATGAAAAATCTAAACCAAATGCCAGACCAAAAATGGCACCGTAGAATATCATTCCTTAAATCTAGTATTAGAATAATGGGTTATGTGTGTATTCCTTTTAATTTAATAACCGCCACTATTTTACTTATAGTAAGTGAAGTTGTAGGCATAATCGAAGAACTAGTATGAAAAAATTCTTATATTTCACAGCGGACTGGTGTGGTCCTTGTCGTATGTTAAGCCCTGTAATGGATGAAGTTGCTCAAGAGGGTATTATAGTTCAAAAAGTTAATGTTGATAACAGCCCTGAAATGTCACAACATTATGGGGTTCGTAATGTACCAACTGTTATTTTACTTAACGAAATAGGTGAAGAACAAGGAAGAAAAGTAGGTGCTAACCCTAAATTAACATATCTTAATATGTATAACCAAAACTAATGTTTAAGAAGCTACAAGAAAGAATATTTCCTTTTATTATAGCCTTAAGTGCCTTATCAGTTTCGGCATCGGCAGCATTTTACTCAGTTACAGGATTAAGTAAACTGTTTGCGGGTGCTTCAACTGAGGTATTTATAATGGCGGGTTCATTGGAAATTTCTAAACTTGTAATAGCTTCTCTACTCTACCAGTATTGGGATTCAATCAATAAATTTCTTAGGATTTACCTAAGTATAGCTTGTTTTATCTTAATACTAATCACTTCAGCTGGCATTTATGGATTTTTATCTGCTGCTTATCAAGAAACAGCAACATTAGCCGGAAATGTTGATTCTCAAATTGCTCTTATAGAAACTAAAAGAGACAATATAGAAGAACAACTTGCGGTATATAATGAAGAAAAAAATTCTATTAATACCGCCGTGGCTTCATTGCGTGATGGCTTATCTAACAATATAATACAATATACAGACACGTCAGGCAATGTTGTAACAACAACTTCGGGTGCTACTCGTAGAGCTCTTGAACGTCAATTAGATCAAGCAATAGAAAGACAAACTACAATTAACTCTCGAGTAGATAATCTAAACGAACAATTATTCCAGTATGAAACTGAAATAGTAAAAGTTCAAACAAATAGTGAAATTGGAAGTGAATTAGGACCACTTAAATACCTCTCAGGATTAACTGGTTTAGGTATGGACAAAATAATTAATTATCTTCTTTTAGTAATAATTTTTGTTTTCGATCCTTTGGCCATATCTTTAGTAGTAGCGGCAAACTTTGCTTTTGCTCAATTAAAACCTAAAGAAGAAACTATACAGGAAAAAATAAAAATAGTTGAAGTACCTGTTGAAAAAATAATTGAAGTAGAAAAACCTTTAGAAGTGTATGGCGAAAAAACACCCCCAATACCTCAAAAAAAAAAATCTCGGAGCCTGACAAAACCTCAACTTTAACAATAACCTATAATTAAAAAAGTTTTGTTTAAAAAATGTTACGCTGAATATGCCGGTAAGAACCAGTATAAAATGCACTTATGGACCGAAGAAGGATACTCAGTAGAACCTTACCGAGTTCCTGCTTACATAGAATGTTCTGAACGTGAAGCCGAGTATCAAGGACTAAAGGGTGAATGGTTAAAGAAAACCTACAACTGGGATAAAGATAATCCACGACTTCACTTCCATGATATGCCTGCTTATCAAAAATTCCTTATTGAAAAATATGGAACAAATGACAATGTGTCTAAAGGACATAGAGAGGTATTTTTTGATATTGAGATTGAAATGGGAGGAGCCCTTACTGAAGAATATATCCAATCAGCTCCAAAACCTGTTACTTCAATTGCGTGGTATGATAAAACACCTGATGAATGGGTTATTCTTATTTTAGATAAAAAGGGCCAAATTAATCATACTAAAGGACATAAAGAAATTATTCCTGTAACTACTGAAGAAGAATTATTAGCTACATTTATCGAAAAATTTAGTGAAATACAGCCTGACATCCTTGTAGGATGGAATAGTGATTATTTTGACATTCCTTATTTATATTATAGAATTTGTAATGTATTAGGAGAAGATTTTGCTAATGCTTTATCTCCTATAGGTGTAGTAAAAGATGAAAGTCAATGGAACCGCAATGGTTGGCTTAACATTGCTGGGGTTGAATCACTAGACTATATGAAACTACACAAAAAGTTTAGTTTTAGAGATGAACCATCAATGCGTTTAGATGCTATTGGAGAAAAATATGTTGGTTTAGGAAAAATCGAATATGAAGGTAATCTAGACAGACTATTCGAAGATGACATCCAGAAATTCATTAAATATAATTTCCGAGATGTAGAAATACTTAAGGAGTTAGATGAAAAATTTGAATACATAGCTTTAGTAAAAAACCTGTCTCATAAAGGAAAACATAACTATGGAGAAGTATATGCTAATACTAAAACCCAAGATGGAGCTATTTCAGCTTATTTATTAGGACAAAATATTGTACCACCTTCTAGAGATAGAAACCCAATCTTTAAAAAAGGATATGCTGGAGGGTATTTATTTTGCCCCAAAGCAGGGCTTTATAAATATATGTTTGATGAGGATTTAACTTCACTATATCCCTCTATTATTATGTCTTTAAACATAGGTAAAGAAACACTTATGGCTCGTATCGTAGATGCTGATGATAGAAATAATCGTTTAGGATTAAATGATTTAAAAGCTAAAGATGCAGACGAGGAACTTTTAATCGAAAATCCTGATAGGAAACAAACTTATATTAAAGTAGGTAAACTTATTAAATTTATTGAAGATAATAACTTTGCTATCTCAGCAAATGGTGTTATATTCCGTACTGATAAACGTTCAGTACTAGCTACGATTCTTGATAAGTGGTTTGACGAACGAGTGAAATATAAAGGTTATATGAAAAAAGCATATAAATCAGGTGATAAAGAAAAAGGAGCATTTTGGCATCAACGTCAACATACTATGAAAATTTTGTTGAATAGTTTATATGGCGCTACTGCTTTAGGATCATTTAGATATGGTAATGTGATCTTAAGTGAAGCCATAACTTTATCTGGTCAGCGTATTATTCAAGAATCCGCTTTGTGTGCTAATAGACATATGAACAAAGTAATAAAAGGACAATTAACATTATGAAATTAACACCTCAATCAATTAGAAATAACGTAAAAATTACTTGGAATGGAGAACCTATCTCTAAACAAGAAATTATAGATATGAGTGCTCTCTGGAATGAAAAACAAATTGTTTATTTTAAAAAAATGGCTAAACAAGGGGGTACATTTAAAATCGACAATAATAAATTTAAAATAATAGTTGGTGAACCTATTTTAACTTCACGAGGAACACGAGATGGAGGTATCATCCAAATTCCAGACCCAGACGCTAGATTTTAATGAAGCATTTAGAAGATACTCCTTGGTGGATTTGTGACGAAGGTGACTATAATTTTTGTGCCTACGTAGACACAGATTCTAATTACTTTAATGCTGAGCCTTTACTTAAACATTTATATCCCAATTTTGAGGAAATGGGTGATGAAGAAAAAGATAATGTATTAGAACAAGTAGCCCTTAAATATCAAGATATTATTACTAATGACTATGATAGATTAGCTCGAGATTGTTTTAATGTTCAAGAACATAGACTTGAAATGAAAACTGAATGTGTTATCCGTTCAGCTTATTTTAGAGCTACCCGTAGATATGCTCAATGGATCACAAAACAAGAAGGCATTGCTAAAGAATCACTTGATATTAAAGGACTTGAATTTAAAAAAGCTAATTTTCCTCCTATATTTGGAGAATTTTTTAATGATATTTTACAACAAATTCTAAAGGGAGCAGAACAAAAACATATTGATAAATTAATTATGGATTTTAGGGGTAAAATAATGTCTAAAAATACAGATATTGCTTTATTAGGGAATCCTACCTCTGTTAAAACCTTAAACGAATATGTCTCTCGTAAACCCAGAGCTGGAGAGGTATTAACTGAATTAAAAAAAGGTGCTCCTGCAAATGTTAAAGCAGCAGTTAAATATAACGATTTACTCCGTTTTTGGCAATTAGATAAACAACACAGCCCAATTGTACAAGGTGATAAAATTAAATGGATTTATTTAATTGATAATCCTTACAAAATTGAAGCGATTGGTTTTCTTAGCTTTGATGTTCCTGATAGAATGCGTAAATTCTTAAACGATTATGCTGATCGAAGAAAATCATTTGAAACTATATTACAATCTAAATTAGAAAATTTTTATACTGATTTAGGTTGGACTTTAAATTTAAATCCAAATATTAACAAATTTTTCCAATTCCAATGATAACAAAAAATAAATTACAATCAATTATTTCTAAGTACTATCTTGGAGGTAAAGTAGAATCTGTTAAATGGAAAGTTAAAGATGGAAAACTTGATATTGATTTTATGGCACCTACTAAAGATATGATCGGTAGATTGTCTTGTGATAGTTTTTCTATGGTTAATGAGGGTGAAATGGCTATTTTTAATACAACCCAACTTAATAGATTACTAAATGTATTAGCAGGAGATTTAATGCTCGATGCTTCTAAAACTAATAAAGTATTAACTAAGCTTACTATCCAGGATAATAATGCTTCTATTAATTATTCATTAGCAGATCCTCTTATGATTCATAAGGTAGGTGAAGTAGATGAAAATGTTGAATGGAAAGTACAATCAACACTTGAAAATGAAGATTTCCATACATTTGTTAGGGCTGCATCCTCAATTCAAGGAAATGAAATAGTAACTTTAGCTGCTACTAGAGATACTATTGATACCCCTATTATTAAATTTGTATTTGGTGAACGTATGGAATTTTCAAATAAAGTAGAATTTCATACTAACGCTCAATTTGGGGATGATGTCAGAGAAGATAATAAAATCCCATTTAACAGTGAAATGCTTAGAGAAATATTCAATGCTAACAAAACATCAGATGAATGCCATTTAAGTTTTGTAGATGATGGGCTTCTTCGCCTCACTTTTACAGCAGAAGATGAAGGAATAAAAACAACATATTTCGTTGTACGAAAAGCAGATTATTAAATATGTATAATAAACAAGGATGAACCTTCAGGACATCTAAGTTATAAAAATTTATTAACCCGAGTAGCTTAGGCACTCACAAATTAAAATGATATGAGTACATTATTCAATGAACACACCCCATTCGATATTTTATATCGAAACCTTTTTAAAGCAGATGAAACATTTGCTCCTGCTTTAAATTCAAAACAACCCCATCCCTTAAACATTTATTACAATGAAGATGGTCTCTATTTTGAGATCGCTTGTACTGGTTTAACTAAGGATGATATCCAACTTAAAACTGAAGGAGATATATTAAATATCTCATATGATAAACCTGAAAAATCTGATCTTAAAGATTATTCGGGGTACATTTACCATGGTTTAAGCAAAAAGTCATTTAGCTTAGGATATAAAATAGCTCCTAAATTTGACTTATCAAAAATCGAAGCAGAAATGCTTAACGGATTATTAAAAATATTCTTACCTCTAACAAAAGAATCGAAACCAAAATCAATTAAAATTAAGTAATTAAAAACTTGGAGTCCTGAAGATTCGTTCGTATATTTACAGGGTTCGGTTACGGTTGTAACTGAGCAATAATTTAATTAATTTTTAAGAGTTATGGAATATTTAAAAGACCCGTTATTAGGCGATTATTATATCGTTATTGATGAGTATAACTACTCAGCATACAAAACAATTATGCCTGATAGTGGAACTCCTTATGATTCGTGTATTGGCCATTTTGGTCACATTGGTGGAGCACTTAAAAAAATTGCTGACAACACTATGAAAGGTCAGTCATATGATAGCATTAAAGAATATATCAAACAATATAAATTAATTTTAAACAAATTTAACGAAAATTTTATGTAATGGTAAAAGCATTATTTAACGCCGTAATTGTAAAACCCATTGAAGAAGAGGAAAGTGTTCACGGCAACATTGTAGTTCCTGATATGGGTAAAGAAAAAAACCTTAAAGGTGAAGTAGTTTCTATAGGCCCGGGGGCATATACCCAAATGGGAAATTTTATTGAAACTACAGTAAAAGTAGGTGATATTGTACTTCTCCCTCAAATGGGTCCTAGTAAAATGGATTATAATGGAGAAGAATATTACATGATTCAAGAAAACCAAATTTTAGCAGTAATTGAAAAATGAGTAAGATTATTAATTATGGAGATGATTCCCGTAAAAAACTAATTAAGGGAATTAACCAACTAGCAGATGCCGTTGTAACAACTTTGGGACCTAATGGTCGAAATGTTGTCATCCAACAAGATCAAGGTGTACCCCAAAGTACCAAAGATGGTGTAACAGTAGCAAAATCAATTGAACTTGAAGATCAAGTTGAAAATGTAGGAGCTCAAATGCTTAAGCAAGCCGCTATTAAAACTGCTGAACAAGCAGGTGATGGTACTACAACTTCAACTTTATTGGCTCGTGAAATTGTAAATGCTGCTTCACGTTATAGTGATAAGGGTCACAATATTGTAGAAATCAAACGTGGTATTGATAAGTGTGTTAAAGCACATGTAGACTACCTTCGTGATTTTTCTCAAGATATTTCTAATGAAGATCAACTCCGCCAAGTAGCTACTATTTCAGCTAACAATGATACTGAAGTAGGTGAATTAATTGCTACTGCAATGGAAAAAGTAGGACGTGATGGCATTGTTACCATTGAAGAATCACGCACTGGTGAAACTTACCTTGAAACAGTAGAAGGAATGCAGTTTGACCGTGGTTATAAATCACCTTATTTTGTAACCAACAATGACGCAATGAACACAGTCCTTAAAGATGCTGTTATTTTGTTCTACAACGGTCGAATTACTCAAGTTAAAGAGTTGCTTCCACTTTTAGAAAATTTGTCTTCACAAGGTAAGTCACTTCTTATTGTTGCTGAAGATATTGAAGGTGAAGCACTTGCTACTCTTATTGTAAATAAGATGCGAGGTACACTTAATGTGTGTGCTGTTAAAGCTCCTGACTTTGGTGATCGCCGTACTTTACTTATGAATGACATGGCTACACTTACTGGTGGGCAAGTTGTTGATAAAGATAAAGGTATGAAACTCGATAAATTCGATTTGAATTGGTTAGGTGAGTGTCGCACAGTTACTATTACTAAAGAAAGCACTACTATTGTAGATGGTGCTGGTGAAGAAAAAGAAATTGAACAACTTTGTACTTCACTCCAATCACAAATTGAAAGTTCAACCTCACCATTTGAAACTGAAAAACTTCAAGAGCGACTTGCTAAATTGGTAGGTGGTGTAGCAGTAATTCATGTTGGTGGAAATACTGAAACTGAAATGCGTGAAAAGAAAGATCGTGTTGATGATGCACTTCAAGCTACTAAGGCAGCTATTGAAGAAGGTATTATACCTGGTGGTGGTGTGGCTTTACTTCGTTCAGCAGTAAATTCTACATGCGAACCTAGTAACGATGATCAACAATTGGGTTGTAATATTATGAGTCAAGTATTGCGTCGTCCATTCCAACAAATTCTAGAAAATGCTGGAGTAGATAATATTCATCAGATTGAATTTACTACTACTAGCAGTGAAAATCCTAACTCAGGATATAATATAAAAACAGGTAGGTATGAAGATTTCCTTGAAGCAGGAATTATTGATCCTACTAAGGTTACGCGTTGTGCTCTCGAAAATGCAGCTTCAATCGCAGGTACTATTTTGCTTACAGAATGTACTGTGGTAAATAAACCTGAAGATAAAGAAGAACCTCAATTAGGAGGTATGCCCGGAATGTTTTAAATTTAGATAATGTCTGAATTCGAAACAGTAGAGCAGAAACAACTTATTGCCAAGCGAGTCCCGCCTGGTGATTCTTGGAGGTTAGTGGACGATCCCCAGGGGGTCGTCCACTCTTCCCTTACTGAAACATTAGAAGCATATTTTAAGAAAACTCAATTTAACGCAGCGTTTTATTTAGACCCTCTTGGAAGTGCTTTGTATGCAGTTGAACGAACAGAAATAGAAATTAAACCAGAACCAATCAAAACATTTGACTTTTATGGAGACGGCTATCAATAATTCACTTTGGGTTGAAAAATACAGGCCAACCATACTGGATAATTACATAGGTAATGAGCACCTTAAAGGTGTTATGGCTAAGAACATATCTGAAAATGATATGAACAATATGATTTTTTACGGCCCAAGTGGCACAGGTAAAACTACATTGGCTAAACTCCTAGTTAATAACCTTAATTGTGATTACCTCTACATCAATGCAAGTGATGAAAGAGGTATTGAAACTATTAGAGACAAAGTATCAGGTTTTGCTAGTACAATGTCGTTTAAACCTCTTAAGGTAGTTATTTTAGATGAGGCTGATTTCTTAACAATTCAAGCACAAGCTTCACTTCGAAATGTTATTGAAACATTTTCTAAGAGTACACGATTTATTCTAACTTGCAATTATGTGGAGCGTATTATTGATCCACTTCAATCACGTTGTCAAGTACTTAAAATTGTACCTCCTAGTAAGGGGGAAGTAGCTAAGCATATTTTTAAAGTATTATCTAAAGAAAATGTACAACATAGTACTGACCATCTTAAAGATTTAATAAATCAATACTATCCTGATGTACGTAAAATGCTTAATGTATGTCAAATGTCTTCTAAAGATGGTGAGTTAGAACTAGATAAACAAACACTTGTATCAAATAACTATGTTGATAAGGTAATTGAATTGCTACCTAATAAAAAGTCATTTAAACAAATTAGACAGGTTATCGCCGACTCTAATGTAAATGATTTTGAATCGCTATATAAAACGTTATATGAACGTATGGACGAATATACATCACGACCTGCTGAAGCGATTATTATTATTGAAGAATATATGTACCATTCAAACTTTCGTATTGATAAAGAAATTAATGTAATGGCGTGTATTTCTAAACTACTTGAAATCTCTGGTAAAGTTGTTTTATAAAGACATCATAGAATTTGGAGATCGAAAATTCTTATTGTATCGTATAATAAGAGAAACAGAAAAAACAACCCAAGAAGCTGTTAACTTGGTAAAAAAATATTGGCATTGTGATACAGTTTTAAAAAAAGAAAATACATATTACTTTTGTAATGAAATTAAAGAAATAAATTATGAAGAAATCAGAAATGACCCCCCAACAACCTCAAATTGATTTGAGCAAAACTACCTCTATGGAAACTGAAAATGGTGGTAAAGTATGGCAACAAGGATTTATCCTTCGCAAAGTTTCCCGCTTTATTACCAACAGCCCAGAGGATGCAGTAATGCCTATTCCTGTGTTTTATGACCCCGAAACAGGTAAAATCTTAGGACAAGGTTTACCACCTGAAATTCGAGGTGATTATGACACTATTTGATTGGTTAAAAGAACTAACAGGTAAAAAACGGGATTGGGACTCTTTTTCGGATAAAGAAAGGGAGTCCTTTAACCCCTATATGGTTAATCGTTTTTTATCTATGCACCAACCCTTTATTGAACTAATAAATTACGTACAAACTATACCTTATACTGATAAGAAAAAATATTACACAGTGTATTGTGGTTTATTACCAAAACAAAACGTTTGGTTAAAATATATAAAACCAAAGATGAAACAACCCACACCAGAATTAATAAATGCCATTTGTGGGATATTAAATTGTTCTAAACGTGAAGCACGTGAAGAAGTTATTTTATTAGATAATGATGTGCTAGAGGAAAATTTATACAGAGCAGGATATCAACCAAGTGAAGTAGCAAAAATGTTTAAATAATGGATTATAAACATTATATTATAACTATATTTAATTATCCTAATGATTACCCCCATTTAAAAGAAAGGTTTAATATTTTTAATAATTTTACAAAACCTTCAATAGAGGCTCAAAGTAATAAAAATTTTACTTGGATAATTCTTGCTAATCCTAATCATATATCTTTATTTAATGAATTTAAAGGGGTTGACGCTCATATAGTAAAAGGTGAAATTCACAATCAAAGATTACCCTCTGTAAGCTCCGTAGCTAAAGCAATTTATCCTTTTATAAACAGTAAACCCTTACCACAATATATAATATCTACTAGGATATGTAATGATGATGCCATTCATGAGGATTTTATAAAACTAACCCAAGAAAAATTTTTAAATAATATTTCTTCTAGGCTTTTAGATTATAAGGGGTATAGATATTTAGTAAATACTAAGACTTTATATACTCAAGAAAAATACCATAGTAAATTTCCATCTCCTTTTTGTTCTTTAGTATACAAAAATGATTACCAACCCCTTACTATAGATGTAAAGAGACCTGCACCCCCCCAAGTAGTAATAGAATATCCCCATAATGATTTACATAAATTTCATCCTTTAGTTTTAATAAATGAAGAAAGAATGTGGTGTCAACTTATACATGACCACAATTTATTAATGAAAGGTGAGGGAACTTTAAAAGTTAGTTTAGATAATTTAAAGTTTTTTAATATAAGTAAATGAAGATATTGTGTATTATACCTTGTTACAATGCTGCTACTACTATAAAGGGGGCAATTGAGTCTGTAGTTAATCAATCCTATACCAATTGGGAATTAATTGTTGTAGATGATGCCTCTACAGATAAATCTAGAAAGATAGCCCAAAGTTATGCTAAAAAATATTCTAATATAACTCTACTTGAAAATAAAAGTAATAAAGGATGTTATTACTCTAGAAACAGAGCTCTTTATTATTCTAAAAACAAAAAGTGGGATATATTTACTGTACATGATGCTGATGACACTTCTACCCCTGATAGATTCCATCTTTATATTCATGCATTCGAAAGAAGTCCTAAACTATCAGTGCTTTTAGGTATATACAATGGGAAAAGATATACGATGATGTCAAACGACCCCAAAATAAAATACATAAAAAAGGGTATAGCTACCGGAGTTAATTTTTACAAAAAAGATATATTTAATATTTTCGGTTATTTTTGGGATACTAGATTTGGTGGGGATATGGAATATATTATGAGAATAGGAGAATATTTAGCCAGAATTTGCCCAGAAGATAAACCAATTTTAGAATTTAGAAATGAAATTATACAAAGACTTAGCTATGAATTTGCTTATTGTTATACTACAGGATTTCATGTTAATGGTAGTTTAACCCAAACCTATCATAAAAAAGAAAGATTAGAATATAGGGATCATTTTCAAAATAAACATGTAGAATGGGATAATCCTGAAGATTTTTATATAAACTTCCAACCTACCCCTGAAGACATTAATTAATAAAAATTAACAAAATAATGGATAGTATAGTAAAATCAGTTATAGAACAATTTAAAACTCGATCAGAGTTTGGTGAAAAAAAGTATGGTGTTAATATGGATCGAGATGATCTTAAATTCAATGAATGGGTTACTCATATGAAAGAGGAACTTATGGATGCTATACTTTATTTAGAAAAACTAGAAAGACTTTCAGATGATAGCACATCAAAGCCCTGATTTTGCTTTAGGAAATTTTATTATGGTAACTCCTGCTATTAAAAAATTAGCAGAAGACTTAGGAAAACCTGTAGATGTTGTTTTTACTAAGGATTATGTAAAACAATGTTTTTTAGACTGTCCTTTTATAAATCACATAGATTCTATAAAAGATAAAAATATTGTTATTGATAGTAATATGATTAATTTAACTATACCTGATTATCAATATTCATTTCAAAAAATACACAATATACCATGGACAAAAGAGTACCACACATATGTAGATTCCCCCCAAGAATATAATTACTCAGACCAGGATTATTTATTAGTTTTAAATGGTTTAGCAGGGGGTCACTGGAAAGGAAAAAAAGAAACCCCCCAACATATACATAAGTTAATTAAAACCCATTCTAATTTACCAATATGGTTTACAGGAAACCAAACAGACTTAGATGTTAATTCCCCTTGGATAGAAGAAATGGTAGATAGAATTGAATTAAATAATATTAGGAAATCTTTAGCCATAATAAGGGATGCTAAACTTATTATAGCTAATGACACAGGGTTGGCTCATGCTGCTGGGGCTTTAAATAAAAATATTTTAATACTTTGGAAAGATACTCCTTTTACAAAAAACCAAAATCCTGGTAAAAACACAAAATATGCTTTAAAGGATGAATGGGAACAAAAAATTATAGATTACCTAAAATAAATGAAACATAAAAATTTTTTAATTAGCAGTAATGGTAGATCTGGAACTATGTTTTTATCTACAATAATGAATAAATCTAAAAAATGGGAAGTTAACCATGAACCCAGAGGGGAATATGAAGAAAATTTATATAAAACTGGTAATTCTGTAGATAAAAAAATTATTAAGGATTTTGAAAAAGATTACTATGGTGAAGTAAATTCTAGATTAAGATTCTTTTTTAATGATATCAACACTTATAAGAAAGGCATAATTTTTAGAGAACCTAAAGACATAATCACCTCAGTTGTAAATAGAAATAAAAATCCTAATGAAGTTATTAGAATTATTAACGAAGTAAATATATTTTGGCTTAAATTTAAAGAGTGGTTAGAAATTAATCCTAAAATTTTAAAAATTGAGTTTAATTTAATGGTTAAAGATGCTACTTATTTATCTAATGTATTAGATTTTTTCGAAATCGATGATGTTAAAATTGACAATACATTACTTACTACAAAAATTAATCAAAACCCTCAAATAGAATTTAAAACATTTCAAGATATACCAAATGAATATAAACAAGAATATAAAAAATTAAAATGGGAATGAATGGATTAAATAAACAAGAAGTTCAAAAATATTGGGTAGATAGGTCACAACAACAGGGTAAAAAAACTGTTGGCTTCATAGGTCATGATCTAAATCAACAAAATAAAGAATATGATGAAAAAATTTCATTTGTTTTACCTTGGGTAGATCGTGAATTATTGACTTTAGATTATGGATGTGGTGTTGGAAGATGGTCTTGGATATTTGATAGGTATATTGGGGTTGATATTACCCAAAACCTTCTTGATGTAGCTATTAAAGAAAATCCTTATAAAAAATATTATTATCTCTCTACACCTACGTTAGAAAATTTTACTGCGGTTGATTTAAGTCAAGTAAAACAATTTTTTGCTTCTACTGTACTTCAGCACTGTGATGATGACTTATGTGATAATATTATTCAAACTTTTGCATTACATAAGCCTGTTTCTCCTACTTTTATATTATATGAAACATCAATTAAAGAAGGAGCATACCACAACAAAGGCAGATCAGCTTTAGAATATGCTAACATTATAAGTAAACATTTTTCTGTAAAGGAGGTTAAATCTGAGGAACATTTAGTACATAACCAACCTCATACGGTAAGTAAAATTATTACCAATGCCTAAAAAACCTCAAATACTTAAGGAGATACAAAATAAGGAATTGCCTGAGGTAAATTACGCTTACCAAAAGACAATTTCTTACTCACAAATGTCTATGTATAGGAGTTGCCCACACAAGTGGTCACTTCAATATAAGGATGGACATTATCAAAATGAACAATCTATCCATTTCACTTTTGGAACATCCATGCATGAAGTAATCCAAGATTGGCTTACTACAATGTATGAAGAATCAGGAGTAAAAGCAGATGCTATGAAC